CGCGTTGCGTCAATCAACTAAGCGAAGGGTAATCTATGAAAACACTAAAATGTAACGTGGGCGACCGGGTGTCATTTGCGCGCCACGTGGTCAAGCGCTTGGGGCACGATAAGCACGTGGCCGATGCGCGCGGCCACGTAGTGGCCATCGATGGGCCGGTGGTGGCCGTTGATTTTGCGGGCACGTGGGCGCCCCATGAAGACGGTGGCACCGTGCGCCACGTGCCCGGCGCAAACCTTACCAAAATCATGGCCAGCGGGGTGGTGTATGACTATTAAAACCATGCGTGCCAAATACAAGGGTAAGGATGCGCGCACCGGCGCGCCCATCTACCCGGGAGATGAGATCCAATTCGACACTATCACCCGGCGGGCATGGATAACCGCCGAACCGGGCGACTGTGAATATGAAACCCATGCTGGCCAGTATCTGGCACAGTCCCATGGGGTCTCGCACATATGGAATTCAGGGGGCCGGGAATACTACAGAAATAAAAACGGCCGGTGCGAAGATGCACCATGTTGCGGGTGTTGCAACGCATGACGTACTACACCACTAAGGGCGCAGCCCAAGCCCTGGCCGATACGCTGGCCGCTCAGGATGCGGACGCATGGCTTTACGAAGTGCACGCGAGCCCGCGCGGGTTCTATATTGCAATTTTCGATTTTGATCACTTTTTTTTGGGGAACTTATGAAGGACATTTTCGCTGCTCTCACTATCGCGGCCGCGCTCACTGTGTGCGCGCTGGCTTATTTTGACGTTCTAATTAAATAAAGGAAAACACCATGCAAACCTATAAGTTAAACACGGGGGTACACGTATTGGCCCGTTTTTTAAAAGACGGTAACTTGTACCCGTACACGTACATAAACCGCACGCAGGCAGAAAACGCAGCCCGTAAACACGGGGGCGAAGTCTACCAAGGGCCAAGTAGCCGGCGGGTATTCTATGTAACTCAAACCCATGATTCTCACTGCCCGGCTAATTATGGCTGCGCGTGCTACTGCGACCGCATAACCTTGGAGCAAACAACATGATCACAATCGGAAAAACCACATACAAAACCAACCGCGCCGACATTTTCGGGCACCACGACAAGGCCACGGGCAAGCATAAGCCCGTAAAGTCGAAGGGCGCCGTTAAGCGGTTCTATCCGCCCTTTGGCGCCACCATGTCCACGGCTGAATATGTGGCCGCGTATGAGACCCTGAACAAGGGGCTAACCGTTTGGGACTGGCAGCCCTTGAGCACCGCGCCCACCGTGGCCGAAGGGGCCGATAGTGCATGGGAGGTCGAGCATGACGCTGATTAATTTTTGCGAGACACCGCGCACCATGGTGGAGATCGAAGCGGAGGGTTTCACCCGCGATCAAGTTTATGGGGCGGTCAAGCGGGGCGAACTGGTGAACCAAAACCGAAAGGATGCCTGGGGGCGCATCAAGCGGGGCGCGGGCCTTTTTACGGTGGCATGCCCGGCCCCTACCTATGACGCCGCGCCACTGGTGGCAGCATGGCGCTAATTTGCGCGGTCATTTTGGCCGCTATACTGGCACTGCTGCTGGATCTCTAGCAGTTGCCAACCCTCACAGGGCCCCTCGCGGGGCCCTTTTTTATGTTGACGGCTCAACCATGCGCCGAAGGTCAGAGCGCGAATACTCGCTCAACTCAGGGGCGCAGAAAACGTGCTTTTTGGTGTCATGGTCGCGCGACTTGATGCGGCCCATGTCGACCCAGCCCGCTTCCTTGAAGGCATGAAGGAGCGCGGCTTGGACGACCTTAACACCACCGGGGGCGATGCCCTGCAGGCGGTCGCAAAGCCCGTAGAAGGGGCCACCGCACACGCCACGCGAGAACTCACCCGCACGCCGGCGCATGAGGTCAACCAGAAACGATTCGGCGCCGCTCATGCCGTGCTCGACCATGATTGACTTGGCCTCAGTCATGGGGGGCGCTGCGTTCGGGTTCCACGCGGACACGTCACGGGCGTGCAAGTAATGGGCCACGGCCTCGAAACCACCCCGGTGTTGGTACCAATTCCACAAGCTCACCGCTTGAGCTTCTGGGAGCTTGGGGGCATCAGCCCAAAGGACAAACCACCGGCGGTCTTCGCTGGGGATCGAGATGGCCACGCGCTCATTAGAAAATGCAATCACAAAGACCCGGTTCAAGGCCATGTAGGGGTGGAGCCCCTTGCGATTGACCATGAGGAGCTCAGGGGGCGCGGCGATGATGGGCTTCAACGTGTTTTCAAGCGCCCGCCGGTCTTTGGCCTCGGCCTGCCTGAGCTCGGCGATCTCCATGACTTCGCATTCAAGCGCGTAGCCCCATTGGCTTGTGAGCTCTTCATTTTTGACCAATGAGCAATTGTGCTTGGACGGGCCACCAATGGCCCAAAAGAAGGGGGCGAACAGGGTGTCTTTGCCCGACCCGTGATTACCGCCCAAAAGGATAGCGTGATTGATCTTATGGCCTGGGAACTGGACTTTATGGGCCAGCGCATTTAGCAGGTGCTCGCGCTCGAAACGCTCGGGCACCATGCGCTCAACGTGCGCCAGCCACAAAGCCGGGTCACCGGCCACCGGCTGCGGACGCGCATCGCGCCAGCGGTTGCCGTAGACCTGGCCCTCACGGGCCACCAGCACGGACGCCCCGGCGGCGTAGGTGATGCCCACTAGCGACTTGGCGCCCTTGCCCTGGCGGTTTTCATCAAAGGACGTTGCGGCCTCGATGCGGCGCTTGGCGTTGTGAATCGACTTGCAGTCGATATGCCGGTACAAGGCGTTGAAGGTGTTGCGCGAGACTTCGCGGCGGTCGGTCATGTCGAAAAAGGCGTCATCGGTCTGGACATAGGCGAAGCGCTCATACCACTCGTTCTTCTCAACTCGGCCCAGTTCCTTGCGCTCGACCTCGGCGATGACGCGGGCGGCCTCATCGGGGTAGTCGGCGGTGGGGGCGAGCCTGGAGAGCGCCGACTCCATGGCCTGGGTGAGCAGTTCCTCACGCAAGCCGGGGTTGTGGGCGGGGCCCCCTTGGTCGGCCACCCACGTCAAAAAGGCGCGGGAGTCGAAGTCAACGCAATGCGAGTGCAGGCAACAATAGGCGCGGTTGGCGGGCATGTAGCGGCCCTCTGGGTTGCCATCGGTATGCTCGGCACCATTGGGGCAGATGACGCCCGCCCAACCCTCGCCATTGGGTTTGGACAGTAGCAGGCCCTGGCCACTGAGCCACGCCATGACGTCATCCGCGCCATCATCCGACAGTCGGATGGGGCGCAAGGTGAGCGAGTCGGGCTCGACCGGCGTCACGTCCAAGGTATCGCAAATGTCACCTAGTGTGTACTCGCGCTCTGGGTGAAACTCCACCAGGCGCGCGGCGAAGTTGTCGCGGCCCGGTTTGAGGTTGACGCTGCCGGGCAAGCGGAAATTACGAACCGGGTTGCAGGCACCGGGGTCGGTGTAACCCGCCTCGGCAATGGCTTTGATGGCCGCGCTGAACTCGGCCTTGGTCGGCTGATCGCTGAAGGCGTAGCCCCATTGGAATGAACCGGGCGATGTCTCCATAATCCATGTCGGGTCGAGTGGAGGCGTCTTGGACTTGGTGCCAATGTCGTCCAGCATCATCACCAGGATGTATTCGCAGTTGGCAGCGGACGCTGACACCCGGCCATCGGTGAATCGGTCGATGACAAAGCTGGCGGTGTTGGCGTACCATGCTTGATCGCCCTTGATGCGCTTGGGGTCGGGCAAGAATGCCGGCCATGTGCATTTGACCGCCCCATCGGCGTGGAGTTGTATCTCGCCGTCTTTCAACTGTGGTTTTTGCCTGACAATTAACGCTGTCTCGCCACTTGGGGCTAATTTTGTGATAAATTCCAAGAATTCCAACTTGTTCTCCTTTAAGAGCCCGCCTGCCAGCGGGCTTTTTATTTAACTGATTACGCGAAGCTCACGCAAAAGCGCTTCGGTCTTTGCAATATATTGCTCCGATCCCGAATGATGCTTTTGCGAGCAACCCACGCCTGCCACCCCACTGGTGGTCTGATACTCCCAAAACACCCGCAGGCGCTCCAGGCTTGAATCCAAGTGGCTGTTGACCACTTCGTTTTCGCTCATCTCGAGCAACGCATGCACATACGCGCAAACCGCAGCCAAGCACGTCACGTCCTTGCCCCGTAACACCATGACGGGCTCGTTTTCGTCGATGAAGTATTCCCCCCCCCCCCCGGTGATAAAGGCGATCAGTGTCGCCGAATTTGTACTTTGGGTCGTTCATTTTCCATACCTTTCCATTATGTTTACCTCTGCGTCAAGGGGCAAGCCCTTGGCCCACTCGGGCGGCGTACACATCACCTCTTTCAATCGCACGGCCATCTCTTCTGGCCGGTCGGTCTCAATAACCACCTCGTCATGGACGTGGAGCACCACGTCATCAAGCTGGCGCAGGGTATGGCGTAGCAAATCATTGGCGGTGGCTTGTGTGATATTCTCACACGCTAGACCCTTCCAAAGCCTTGCACGCGGCCATTCTTTTGCATCAGCCGCCGGTTTCCAAGCGGCCTTGGCGTAGGTCACACCATCGGCGTCTAGCTTGGCAAACGGGTAGCACAGCACCCGCGCGGAGGGCAGAGCGTACCAGAGATGCTGGCCATCGAACATATAGGTGACCCGCCCCGCGCTGAACTCATGGCCTTTGTTGCGCATCGCCCTGGTGTAAGCTTCTTCAAGCTGCTGCCAGTAAGGTACAGACCAAGGGTTTGCCCTACGCCATGCGTCAACCATGCGCTTGGATTCAAACTCGGTGAGTTGCACGCCGTAGGCGCGGCCCATGGCCGCAAAGGCACCCACGCCGCCAGCGAAGCCGCAGGCGAGCTCTTGCACCTTGCCGATCTGGCGCTGGTCTTTGGTTACATCGGCGACAGCGACGCCAAAGGTGGCGGCGGCGTTGACCTTGTACACATCCTCACCCTTGGCAAAGATGGCCAACTTGTCATCCCCACGGCCTGAAAGCCACGGATTGGCGCGGGCCTCTATCGCCGCCCAGTCAGCCACGACCAAGGACTTACCCGGCGCTGGTATCAGTGCGGGCCTGAGCATCCCCTTGAGGACATCAGTAACGCGCTTTCCAAATCGAGGAACAATTGAATGGCCTCTGACCATTGCAGTTCTAACGTCTTCGGGCGATTCGGCGCACTTGCGAGTGAAATTGTGAACCTGGGCTCCATAGCTACTGGCTCTGCCTGTTGCGCTGCCGCCTGCGAATACAAACGCGCCTCGAACTCGGTTGTCCTCGACATCTGCCAGGCTTGCAAGGCGGCTGAACTTCGCAACCGACGACGCCCAGAGATCGTCGGCGCATTGAATGACTTCTTGAACATGGGGTGGGACATCCTCACAGTTTAATAAATTCGCCCGCACAGTCTTGTCGATGCTGTACTTCATCTCGCCATCTTTGTAGGTCTCCATGAGCTTGAGGGCTTGCGGGCCTACGCGCTCGATCACCCACTGGCGCATCTTGGGAGAGCGCACGCTGGTGATGGCGCCCTCGGTGACCTCGGCCACGATCTGCTCAATCTCGATGAGCTCGTCGCTGGCGTACTTGACAGCGGCTTTGCACAGGGGCACATCGACCAACACGCCCCGGTCGTTGATGCGTTCGTTGATGTGGTAGTCGAGCAGTTCGTCCTCTGACAGTGGCCGCAACGCCTTGCTGATCGAGCGCATGGCGCGCACGTCTTGTTCGCAGTAGCGAATCATCTCGGCCATCAGGGCCGGGTCGTCGCGGAATGGCGGTATGCACAACAAGCGGATCAACTGCGAGCCGCGATGGTCTTTCTTCATGGATGCGCCGGCGAAGCGCCCCACGTCCTCAAGCGAACCCGGCGCGCAGTTGGCGCGGGCCTGGGTGGCGGTGCAAACAAACTGTGTTAAGTCAAAGTTGATCTGCAACACGTACCAAAAAATTAAGCGCTCAAACGCAGCGTTGTGGGCGTAGATCAAGCCCTTGTGGTTGCGCACGCTTTCGGGAAATGGTTGGTCAGGCGTCCATGTCTGGACATCTTCATCATCAAAAGCCCACGACATACACAGCACGTCGGTCGATGGATCTTGAGCGTAGTTGTAAACGCCTGCGGCTTTTAGGTCGCAGGCGCTACGGGTTTCAAAGTCAATCCAGAGCGTCATTTTTTAGGGTAGTTTACTGTTGGGTATTGCAATGAATCGCGCAAACGCGCGACTTCTTTTTTTTGCGCCGATAAAAGTTACATACCGGTGTTTTGCTGAACGATTAACTCGGTTTGTTTTGTCGCCAGAATGGTGCCTGCTGTGCTTGCCGTCTTTTGCCGCCATGTCAGTCCTGGGCTTTGTAGTGCCAGTAAACAAAAAATTACACGCTTGATAGACATACCCAACATGCCCTTGCGCGGTGTCTGCATAAGACACAACCACACGCGGTGTGGGTAGCATAGCCAAAGATCGGCCAACTAAAAAAGACGCCTCGTTTTTAATGTTGTGAGTCAATACAAGCCTATTTAATTCAAGAACCAAAGCACGGTTTTCAACACCGCAAACACCTTTGCAAAGCCATGGAGATGCAGGCATACCATATGTGACAACGCCTACAAGCGCGTCGGACAAAAATAAACCAAACGCAAAACTGATTGACGGCATACGCTTTGCGTAATGCAAATCCAATATAAACGGTTTGGTATCCGCGTATGAAATTGGTCGAACAGAATATAACTTCAATGTAGTGTCTCCTTTCCAATGCCGCCTGTCACGCGGCATCAGAAAAGCCGCTTAGGCAGACCGACGACGACGACCAGCGGGCGCAGGCGCGGGCGTTTCGACAGCAACCTCGGGCTCACCGTCCATGCTGACCCACTCTTGCACCTCAAACACGGGCGTGTAGATTTTGCCGTAGCTTTTGTGGGCGTAGTGATCCTTTTTGAGTTTCACAATCGCCACTGGCTTTGCTTGGTCTTTTTCGACCTGCTCTGCCAACGCTACAGCCAAGGTCTGCACAGAACGCTTACCGCCCACTGACGTGGTGGTGTACCGCGCTTCCATGCCCTTGTCTTCACCGCTGATGCACTTGAGGCTCATGCCCACTTGTGTCTCCCAACCTTTTTTGGCGCCGGGAGGCGCTTCATCAAGCTCGGGCAGCGGTTGGGACACCGACGCCATCTTCTCGGCCAGCACTTCACCATCACCCCAGGCGATGAAGCCGTGGACAAAGCTGAAAGGATTGATGGCCCAGGTGGAGTCGTCTTCCACTTCGGTTTGATCGGCACCGAAGACCCAATGGCCAGTCTTGTCCATTTTCAGGATGACTGTACCGGCTGGGCCAACGTCTGCTTGGATCGCGCGCAAAGCGGTTGAGAGGGTGGAGACTGCGGGCAAGCCCGCTTGAGAGAACGCTACTAAATTGGACATTTCTGTTCCTTATTGAAGTTTAGAAAGGGCTGCAGTTAACTGCTTCCCGATTTGAATCACCTCGGGGCGTGGGTCATCCACGCTTGCTAAGGTGTTACCCGAACTGACGGCGACAACCAGATCATCGGGCAGGGCTTGCTTGCGCTTTTTGAGCGCCTTCTCAGCCTTGGCCGGTGAAATGATTGATGTCTCCATCACCTCAGATTCTGTGAGACCGAACGCAAACAAAGCGACTTTGGCCTTGTCTTCGTCAGTCCATTGGCGGATGGCACGCTTGGCCACCAACTTGTAATCAGGCAGTTTAGCACCGCTGTCGAGCATCTGAAGGGCCAGCGCGCGCAGGTCAGTGATCCACTGCTCCAGCATGTCGGCGTTCTTCAGATACGCGCTGATCTGGGGCGCGTCCAAGCTCTCGATAGACGTCTTCAAAGCCCGGTCAACAGCGCCGGTCATCTGTGGGCAGATGGGCTTGGCTGCGCACCAGCGGCAGTGGTCGCCGGTCTTGAGTTCGGCGTTTGCCCACTGCGCCCGCCTGACGGCCTGCACTAACTGCAATTCAAATTCAGCGATGCGCTTTGGCGTGGTCACCCAACGCTTGACTTGGGGCGGCTGCACGATCACGCACTCGATCTCATCGACGCCATCAAACGCCCACTTGGCGGCTTCAGTGCGCATGGACGCAGCGGCGTAGAACATCAGTTGCGGATTCTCTTCTACTTCCACAGCAACGCCATCGCCAAACTTCCAATCCAGTACCACAGCGCGATTGCCAACACGGCCAATAAGATCAGTAGACCCAAACACACCAGGAAGCAAGTCACCAAAACCAACACGTGTTTCAGCTTCAATTTCCATCTCCTTGGTTGGGTCGATCTCGTCAAGCGCGGCCAGCGCGGGCTTCAACTTGTTGTCAATCAACTCTTGCGTGAGCACTTGGTCTTCGTACTTGGTGCCCAAGTAATGCTCGGGCGGGTTGTCGCTCATCACAATGTCGGCGATGACGTTGTGAAGGAGCGTGCCTTCATCGGCGTATTTGTTGCTGGGCTGGGGCGGCATCTTCTGCACCAAGGCCACTGAGCCTGGACAGTTGATGACGCGCTTGGCGGTCGAGCCGCCGACGATATTACTGTGGTTCATACTTTACCTCCCGCTCTTTTAGCAACTCTTTCCATTGCGTCGCCGTAACTCATGCCCAATGCTTTATCAATCAACGCCAAAGAGGAATCGATGATTTCATCAAAAGTACCTGGGTCAACTTCTTTGATGACGTTTAGTGTGATCTTTGCGTCTTCCAACGCTTCGATGTCCGCACTGTTGGCGGTGTACAGCAGATCAATGTCTGCTTGGATAGGGGGCTTAAGCGGCTGTATCCGGTCAAACATTTGTTTTCCACGGCTGTAAAAATCTTTGTTTTTACCAGTGCTGTTGTCTTTAGTTTTGTGCTGCATCTTGTATTTCCTCTTTGGTGAATTTAATTTCGCCGCTGTAGCTGTAGGTTTTGATCTCTACTGCATTGAAGGCATCTGGGAATCTGGCTTGCGCCCATTCCAAGAGAATTTTCTCTGCTTCGGTGGTGGTGATTTTCAGTTCCATGTGGACTCTCCTTTAGTTGATGAGGCGTTCAGTGTAGCATGAAAAATAAAAGTGTGCTAAACTTTTTGACATGCTTGAAAAAGAAATCGAAAAATATTTTGTTTGGACTGTGGAGCGCATGGGCGGCAAGACGTGGAAGTTCACCAGCCCAGGGCGCAAAGGCGTGGCTGACAGGATCGCGTGTTTGCCTGATGGCACGACATGGTTCGTAGAGTTGAAAACAAAAGGCGGCAGGCTGAGTGAGTTGCAGAAAATTTTTATGTCGGACATGGCGTTGCTGAACCAGCGCTATGCGTGTTTGTGGACTAAGGAGCAGATTGATGGTTTCGTTACGACCGTATCAAGAGCAGGCCGCTGACTTCTTGTACGAGCACGACCGCGCCATGGTGCTGGCGCCTGTGGGTGCTGGCAAGACCGCCATCACGCTCACGGCCATGGACGCCATGATCAAAGATGGCCACGTCAAGCGCTGGTTGGTGGTGGCGCCCAAGCGCGTCTGTACCGACGTGTGGCCCGTTGAAGCGGCCAAGTGGAGCAAACACTTGAAGCTGGCCATCGCGGTCGGCACGCCCAAGCAGCGCAACGATGCGTTTAACAGCGACGCCAACGTGATCGTGATCAACTACGACAACTTGCAATGGTTAGCCGATGTGTGCGGCGTCACCGGCGACGGCTTGGCCGTAGACGGCTTGGTGTTTGACGAGCTCACCAAGCTCAAGAACCCATCAGGCGCACGCTTCAAAGCGTTTGACAAGATCATCAAAGGCGTGCCCATTCGCTGGGGCTTGACCGGCAGCTTCACCAGCAACGGCCTGGAAGATGTCTTCGGCCAGTGCAAGATCATCGACCTGAGCTTGTTGGGCCGCTCCAAGGGTGCGTTCATGCAGCAATACTTCGTGCTGATCAACAAGGAATTTGGCGAGTGGGCGCCACGGGTTGGGTCGCTTGCCAAGGTCATGGACAAGATCAAACCGGCGACGTTCGTATTGGAGCCAGGCGAGTACAAGGACAAGCTGCCCCCGCTGCACGTTGTCGAGGTGCGCTGCGACTTGAGCGACCGCAAGCCCTACGAGAAGATGAAGGCCGACTTCGTGGTGGAGTTCCCTGACGCTAAGGCGATTGCGGCCAACGGGGGTGTGGTGACCGGCAAGCTGCAACAAATGGCCAGCGGGTTCGTGTACGACACGCGAAAGCAAGCCTCCGAAACACCCGGCAAGTTTGACTCTACTACAACTGCGGTGTGGTTTAGCCCGCACAAATTTGATCGCTTGGAGGAGTTGCTCGATGAAAACCAGCACGCAAACACCATCATTGTTTACCAGTACCAAGAGGAGCTTGCCGAGCTCAAGCGCCGCTTCAACCCCACGACTCTTGACGACGACCGAGCCATTGAGCGATGGAATGCTGGACAAGTCAGGCTACTGGCCGTCCATCCAAAGTCAGCCGGCCACGGGCTCAACCTCCAGCACGGCGGGTGTCACATGGTGTTTCTGTCCCTGCCGTGGAGTCTGGAGTTGTACGAACAGACCATTGGTCGTTTGCACCGCTCAGGCCAAGCACACGCTGTGTGGTGCTACGTGATGATCACCAACAAGACTATTGACGAGAAAATTTTTGCCGCCTTGCATGACAAGCGGGCGGTGTCGGATATTGCAATGGAGGAACTTAAATGACCAGACTAGAAGCCTTAAGGAAAGCGCAACTCAAAGCGGCGCGATCCATACTGAAGATTCACCGCAAGGACTTTAACGCTGCCGCGCGGACGTTACGACGCACACTTGACTTGATAGATAAATTGGAGGCAAAAATTGGAAATCACTTGGCGAAAACTGAACGCTGAACTCAAAACCCTGGATGAGGCCAAGGTGCTTGAGATGCTGGCCCATGAACGTGAGTCAGGCAAAAGAGTGTCTGTGCTGGAGCGACTGCACCAGCGCTACACGGCCTTGCGGGCATCCCGCGAGCGTATTGAAATACTACAGGAGGCAAGACGACCATGAGCAATTGGACACCCCCACCCGGCACCAAGATCACCAAACCTTGGGTTAACGTTGATCACCCGCGCTACAAGTGGACAACCGGCGCTGACGTGCAGGAGACTTGGCGCAAGCAAGGCTGGGTACCGCCCAGCGCGAGCCTGCCCACGCCGCCGCCGGAGAAGTTTATTGAACCCAAACCATTGCGCCGGGTGAGGTGAGCCATGCCAGCATTTGACACATGGAGCCAAGAGAACTTGGCCAAGTTTGCTATGGAAGCCTACGCCAAGATGCAAGAGCAAGACGACCGCATCCAGCAGTTGCAAAACGATTTAAAAACCGCCATCAACGCATACCGGGAGTTGATCAAATGAAAGACCCACAGGACTGCGCCTACCCACAAGAGGCGCTGTGCTTGCACGACTGCAAGCAAGAGTGCCAGAAGCGCTCTGGCTGGCGCAAGAAACAAATCGACGACGCTGAGGAAGAGGCTTGGCGCGAACTGGAGAAGGCGTCAGTCATGCGTGAAGTGCAAAGGTTGGGCCAAGAGATTGAGGCGACACACGGCATAAAGGAGAACACATGAAGGCAGAAAAGATGTTCTTGGCGCTGATGCGTTCCAAGGGGTTCACAGACGAGGACTTCAAGATGAACAAGGGCAGGTATGCCAATCAAGCCATGCAAAGCCGCTGGAGCTATTTTCTGGCTGGCTGGGAGATGAGGGGCGCGTTGTGATTGAAACCATACTTACCATATTTGCGATTGGGTTCCTTGGCATTGCGCTGGCCATCGGCGGCGTCTGCATCATGGTCTGGTTAGCGCTCAATGAAGACTAAAGGCGGCGCCAGGCCAGGCAGCGGGCGCAAGCCCACACCCATCAGCGAGTCCAGGGCCATAACGCTGTGGAACGAAGGCGTCACCAAGAAGGAAATTGCCAAGCGCTTTGGCGTGGACTATCAGGTAATCTTGTACTTTTTTAGGCGAAAGTTCAAGAGATAAACAGCGCGGCTTCGTCTTTGCGGCGGTTCTCAAGCCCTTTGAGCACCTTGCCGCCGGCTTTGCAGTATTGCAACAGCGACGCTATGGCCGCGTCTTTTTCCCCGCGAAGAACCTTCTGACGGAAGGTGCTGCGCTGTAGCGTTCCCAGACCAACATTGAAAGCAAAGCTGACGCAAGCATCGAATTGGCCTTGGGTAAGAGCGACGGGGATAAGCTGGCCCACACCGCGCTCAAAGCGCTGGAGATCGCTTCTGAGAATTCCATCTACTTCATCCTTGGTGAATTGTCTGTTGTCTTCCGGGCGCAAGGCAAACCCATCCCGGTCTTCAATCTTCAACTTTCCCTGCTCGGGGTACATGACATGGCCCACGCCCACGGTGTGAAGCCGTGCCGGGCACCGATATGGCCTGTACCGCACCCCCTCATGGTGCTGGATCATCTTGATCGCATCAGCGCTGACGTTCATTTTTTGAAGGCCTGCCCGCCAAACCAGAACGACACGATGCAAGCCCAAATGATTTGGGTTTCATCATCCCACAGGTGATTGAGCGCCACATCAAAGGCGACGTCTGTGTGCCAGGCGTAATAAAAACCAAAAATCTCCACGAACATAAACATGGCAAACATGCCATAGGTGATGACGCTGCGGGTCGCAGCGCGCATGTTGGTCACCCATTGAGCCGCGCCTTGACCCAGCGCAATATCGTGCGCATAGAGCGCCTGGCGCTCTTGCATGGCCGTTTGGTTGTTGGTGACCTCGGCGTTGATCTGAATCTGCTCAGTCTGGATGTGCTCAATGCGCTCTTGCGCTTCCAGGCCCGCTTTCTTTAGTGTGATCTCGCGCTCGGTTTGCATGGCGGCAAGCGCCAACTCATGCTTTTTGTCGGCGCGGTCTTGGAATAGCTCAAGGATTTTTGGTAAGCCGCCCATCAGGAAGCTGATTAGGCTGGAGAACAGGGTTAGCATGTTTAGCCTTTCAGGTCAAAACTAAGGTTGGGGTGGCGTGGATACTGCACAACGCGCTCGCCTTCGGGGCATTTGTATTTGATGGTCGCCAGCAAGGTGGCTTTGCCTTCAGCAATCTTTTCTTTTCTCACCATGGTGAGTTGATATGTAAACGTGTCGATCTCTGGGCCTGCTGGGCCGCTGAATCTGCTTGCGGTGGTGGTTGCTTCATGCACCATACCATTTGCGTCCCGAATGCTTGGGGTGAAACTCTCAACAGAACAGTCGTCGCGCTTCTTGATCCGCGCAACGGTGACGTTGATTGGCTGCCCAGCCTCTGCCACGATCTTGAAATGCTCTGGTGACCATTCAAGAATGGCCCTATCAAACCAACCAAACTTGTCGGCCAGCGTGTAGCTGCCGCCTAGAGCGGCGACACTGGCCGCAACTGCGCCAATGGCCTTGGTGAGGTCAATCATTTGTCGGCTTTGTTGTCGAGCTTGTCGAAAATCTTGCCCAGCAAGTCGCGCATCTCGCGGATGTCGGCCTTGTAGTCGTCGCGGCTCACGTAGTCGTGGGGCATGCTGCGCACGTCGCTATCCAGCCGGTCGATGGCAATGTAGATGCGGTTGAGCGTCCACCCGCCGAAGAACCCGGCGATGGCCACGGCAATGTTGAAGAGTACTTGGTAGTCCATCATTCGGCTAAGTTGTTTTGGTTGTCAGGGGCCAAAGCGTTACGTTTAGCTGCGCGGGTCTTTGGGCCTTGCTGCTTGCCAGACACGTCAGGACGCGCAGCGCTTAAGCTCTTTTCAAGCATTTCTAACACGTCAAGCATCTGATCGCGCTTAATGGCCGCATCTCGCTTGGCCTGCTCACCCGCCACACGCTTGGAGATGTCGTCAAACATCGCGGCCTTTTCACGGGTTTTGGTAATCGTGTCTTGAATCCAAGCGCGATCCATCATCTTCTGGGCGATGGCCTTGTCGGTGAGCGACTTGAAACCTGGGGCCACTTCGGCCAGATCAACGCGGGCTTTGTCCCATGCAATCTTTTCAGTTGCGGTCAGATCAAACGCGCGAGGCACGCCGCGCTCAAACGTGGTCTCGCCTTCTTTTTTGATGATCCGCGTATATGGCTGCGCGCCCGTTTTGGGCGAAACAGTCATGGTCTTGTAAGTCGTGCTGGGCTGCTCAATTACTTGGCCCGACAACTTTTGCACCGCGCTTTCCAACGACGTTGGCGCGCCAATAATATTTGCTTGGCCTGCTGGCGTTTCTGGCACCAAGTTGCCAGCGGCGTCAAACACCAAGTTTTCACCGCCGCGTGCGGGCCTGCGCGCAGCCGCTTCAGCTGCTGCTTGTTGAGCTTCAGCTTGCTGGCCCAATGTGCGAGACATACCCGCACGCCTGACGTCTTCCGCACGTAAGGCGTTGATGGTGCCTTCAGGGCTAGGCGCGGCCAACTGAGGTGGTGTTGGCTGCACACCTGCCCTGACTTCAGGCCCTTGGCGAGGCATTGTAAAGTTGGGGCGGCTAAACGCTTGCGCGGCAGTAATTGGTGAACCGTCTTGAGCATAGCCCACAATATCAGTTGGTTGCACCAACGCATTGCGTGGGTCAAACGGCACAACAGCTTGGCTCTGCGGAATAGGCGCGGCGGCTGCGGCAAGTTGATTGGTAGGAATACGAAAATCTTGCAGTTGTAAACCAGCTTGGTAGCTGGGCGACGCTAATCTGTTAGCGGCAAGTTTTCCGCTTATCTCACCTAAAAGACTACCTGCCGCCGTGCCTAAAATGTACCCGGGCGTATCAAAAGCTGCACCGCCAATTAACGCGCCCGCAGTGCCGCTAATGCCAGCGCGGGTAAGGCGAGGCACACTAAAAAACTTAGACTCTGCGCTAGGTGCAAATGCTTCCGGAAAGTTACCCGCAATCCTACCCAGGGATGCGATATCACCTGTCAGCGCGTTGTCTTTAGATGTTATCCGCGCCAACTTTGCCACGTCTACCGTGCCGGTGTTGAAATCAGTTGCACCTTCATAAGCGTAAGTACGCGCCATCTTTTGCCGCGCGTCGCGGTATTGCTCAAGCAATTTTGGGTTAGCAATACTGCCGTCAATCATTGACTCCAGTTCTGCCGCTATCTTAAGATTTGTGTCCGCAATGTCTATTGCTTCTGTGGTAGCTGATTTATTGTTGTAGGTTTTCTTTGCACGCTCACGCAAAACACTAATGTTCTTAAGCAGTGTTTCGCCGGTTAACCCCGTTTGCGTTTTTGAAATTGCATCATCAACAATTTTACTGATAGCCGGAGCGTATTCTTTAGCGCCAATAACTTCTAAATCGCTACGAATAGCTTCTAGCCTTTGAATCATTGCAGCATCAGCTTGTTGTATCGGCAGCTTCTTGACTTCATCATACGGCGCAGCCACATTGGCGCGCGCTTGTTTAAAAGGCGCAGTGCTAGTCAAGGACGTGGTAGCGTCAAGCCCCAACTCATCTTTTGCAATTTGAGTGACGCGGGGTTTGTTGACCGTAACCATAGCTTCCGGGCCGCGAGGCCCAGCAGCAAGGGAATAGCCCCGCGCCATAACTGAAGATGGGTCAATTTTTCGCGGGTCGATAACAAGTTTTAACCGCTGCGCTTCCGCAATGGCGTCTAACTCTGGTGCTCTGGCGTAAGACTCTGCCGAACGACGCTCGCGTCCTTTTTGAAGCATTGGCTCAAACGGCAGTTGCACACCTGCTCTGATGTCTTGAACTACCGGTGCCACAGCTTCTGTGACAGCCTTAGCTACTGGCGGCACAACTTTTGGCGCAGTTAGCGACAATGTTGCCATGTAACTTTCAACATCTGCTGCGGGGATACCTGTCTTTTCAGCTATAAACTTTGCGCCTTTTTGAAAGTTTTGGCCAATAAAGTCCATTACTTGACGGCCAGCTTCTTGTTGATACTCTGGTGTTTCAGTAACGCCAAACGCTTTGCCAAATGGTTTGTCAATTGCGCCGACAAGATTTTGCGTAATGGCTTGCGCTTCCTCGGGCGACCGTTGTAAACGGGCGAGAGGATATGCAAGGTACTGCGCAGCGCCGGGAAGAATGCCGCCCAAAGTTACGTCGGCCAACGACGCTGCCGTGCGACCAAACTGTGTAGCTAGACCAGGCGCGCGTCGTGGGCCAGGAACACCAGTTGATCCGACACCACTAATTTCAAAATAAGGCGGCGCGGGCGTATCTGCACCGCCGTATTGTTTGGCAAGCGCATCGTAGTTAATGGCAGGCGCAACATCTGAGCCGCCGTATTTTTTGGCAAGAGCGTCGTAGTCCATTAAAGCCCCGCAGCTCTTTTAAATTGATTGGCCGCGTCCGCATTTGGAAATGTTTTGACACGGCCATCAGGTAGCGTAACTGAATTGCTAACCGCCGCAGGCGCTGGGCCTTGGCCGGGGATTTGCGCAGCGGCAGCGCCGGGGGCAAATTTTGGCGCGGGCAGTTTAATTTGTGGCGTAAAAGGCACTTTAACGCCGCGAGTTTCTGCGTCGGTTACGTCTGTATTAAAACGGTCGACGCGGCTCCGAACAGTTTCGCCGATACGGTTAAGAATTTGTTCCAACGCCGCAGGGTCTGTCCCTAAATTACCCAATGCTTCAGATAGCACGCGTTGCTGTTCTTGCGATGGCTGCGAATCCAACTTTTTCAAATTGTCAAGGATGCCTTCAAACAACCTTGTGCGTAGCACCGTAGCATCAGTAACGCCTTGCGTGCTAATACCAAACCCAAGTCGGTTGTTTAAGAAACTGGCCGCAGCAAGTAAAGGCTCGCCACCTTTACCCATAAACGTGCTTGCAGTCGGAATGAGTTTTATCGCCGCGTCAATGTTTGTCAACGTGTCAGGCGCGTTGCGAAGGACTTTACGTTCGTCAGCCGCTGCTTGCACAAACTGTTTTTGCGCCTCTACACTGGCGGGCGTAAATGCGTACACATTTTGTTGCGCAGATGGCGTGTGCGTAGTTAATTTGTTAATCAACTTTGTGTACGCCACTACATCAGGATCGTTAACTGGCCGTCCTAGCGCTATTAATTTGTCCCGATCAGCTAATGCTCTGGTCAATTCAACTGGTTGAGGCGCTGGTTGTTTTAGTGCCGTATATTGTTTAAACCCTTCGGGCGTAAGGGGGAGACCTAACGCCTGCATTTCTCTTTGCGTGTCTGTTTGTCTAGACGCCAAAGCAATTCTTGCGTCCAAAGCGCGAGCCATTTCAGGCTTACCCATAGCCATGAATGCGTTTTGCTGGGCAAACAAAGTATTCACATCTAACCCGCCTGGCGTGGCCAAAGCATTTGCAGCAGGCGCCGCAGCAGGCGCAGGCGCGGCAGGCGCAAGCTGATTGACACGGGGCTCAGGGGCCATGCCAAAGGTACCTGAACCTAACGCGCCAGCTTGCATGGTTGGGGCCAACGCGTTGGTTGTTGGAGCGGCGGGGGCCGGTGCAGCAGTTGGAGTCTGGCCCATACCCATAATCCTTGCAATTTGGGCGCGCTCATCCAATTTTTGACGCAAGCCGACACCAAACTCAACAAACTTGGGGTTGCCTGACTTGAGGTAAGCGTCAGCAATCTGGTTTATATCCGCCGGGCCACCATTTTCCACAGCTTTGGCTTGAATTTGTTGGAGCGTTGCTTCATCGCGGCGCATCTGATCAAGTTGCATCTGGCTAACTTGATTTTGATTTTGCATCGATTGAATTTGCGCAACTTGGGCATACTGGGCCAACGGGTTGGCCACTTCAACGCCTCGGACGCCTAGCGCAATGTTTGGGTCAAGTGCCATGGTTTACCTCAAAAAGGTGTGTCAATCATTCCAGCGCGGCTGCCAGTGCCATAGTCGCCGCCGCCGTACCCACCGCCACCACCATAGTATGGATTCATACTAACGGGGTTACGGTTGTTTAGCGCGTTAACCAAATTGTTGCCTTGGTTGTAATTCAAATATGTGCTCAAGCCGCCGGTCAAAGCGTTGGCCGTACCAACTTGGCCTGCTGCGCTTGCGGCTGCGCCTGATGTCATTAAGTTGCCCATGTTAGGGGCGGCGTTTTGCCCAGCAGCGCCAATTTGACCCGTGGCCGTCTGACCAATGCCCGCAAGAGCCGCCAGACGGTTGTAGCCCGTAGCCTCACGCGCCACTTCGGCGTTATAGCCCGTCAGCGCCCGGTTGTAGGCGTTTTGGTATTCTTGGCTACCCAAGTCTTGGCCAAACCGTTGCGCGGCCTTCATAGCCCCGCCTGAGATCAAACCACCCCTAGCGGCGGCGCTTCGATCCAACGCCTTTTGGCCTTCTGACAATCGGAACGCATAGCCAGGGTCTTGCCCCAAGTTAACTTGACCTGTAAACGCTCCCGGCATCATGTTGCGTTGCGCTTCAAGCTGGGGCAACGCACGCACGCCAGCTTGGCGAAATGGCTCTTGCAACGCCGCTTGTTCTCTGAACATTTGCAATTGCGCATCAGACGCGCGGCTGGCAGCGTCTGCCTGAGTGCTGGCTGCGCTGCGCGATGCGCTGCCGCCCAATAGTGCGCCACCAAAAATTGCGGCGGGTAACATCCAAGCCATATCAAACTCCTTCGCTTAAAAGCTGTGCAATCTTATGCACTTGCCGATTATCCACAGGTGCAATGATTACGTCATCGATCTCATCTTCGTTGGTGCAATCAGTTGCGTGAATGCAGTACCAAACAACATCTGTCAAAGAGCGAATGCCGTGGTGTTTGCCCGCCTTAACAGTTATGCACGCCGGGGCGTGCATCACGGTAGAGTCACCATCAACAATCAACTCAACTGAGCCTTTAGCCAGCACAGACAAATGGTCAAACTTGTGCGTGTGCTGAACCAACCATTTATCGGCGGGAATGAATGTTTCCTTGGCGTAAACGCCGCCACCAAAATGATGTTGGATGTCAGGCTCAATAAACTTCATTAAGTCACCTCACGGCCACTGACGCGCATGTTGATTGCTGTGGCAGTGCCTGCAATGGTGCTGATGAAGTCGCCCGCACTCAGCACTTGGCCTACCAACTCAGGGAAAGTATAGACCTCAGACGCTTGGAGCGTCTTGGTCTTGGTGATCAAGTTCAGATTGCCCGCAGACCCAGACACAGTGACTAAGTTGACGCTAATCGTTGCGGCGCTGCCGCTGTAGTTGGTCGCGGTAAATTTGTCGATGATGGTTGTGACACCAGTAGCTGTGTACTGGGTGACTTGGGTATTCTCAACAATCTTGGCAGGGACAAGGACTTTGACGGTGACTGTCATGGGTTACTCCAGTAAAAGGCAATTGTTAGCGGCAGCTTGCATGATGACCCAATTGGTGCCGTCAGACACCATTGTCGCCCAATTGCCCGCAACTGCCAAGAGGATTGCGGTGCCTGCCGCCCCACCGGCTTGTGGGACGACATCGCTTGATGCTGACACAAGCGTTTGGGCTTGATAATTTTGGAAAGTCAAATACCGACCGGGCCAGGTGGATGCCGTTGGCAAGGTCACTGTACAGGTCGATCCTGACTTATTGTTGATGTACCAGTTGCTGGTGCCTACTGTAAAGTCTGCCGTTACAGTCACCGGCACGCTTGACAGCGCCGCGATAGTTGCACTGACGGCGCCAACGTCAAAAATGGGCTGCGCTTGCAGCCCTTCAATTTGCTTTTGCATCTCGGCCATCTGAGACACCAAAGCCGAACAACAATCAGTCAATATGTCAGGAACGGGTAAGGTAACGACAGGCGGCAGCGTTTGCAGTTCTTGATTGACCGCACGAAGCGTAGCGTCATAGGACGCAAGCAGCGACTCGGAACTAAACGTAAGGCCCGAATCGTCAATGACCCCTGTGGCAACTTGATTGAGCGACAAAAAAAACAAGTACCACGCCCGGTCAATTAACCCGGTGCGCGGGTCGATCAACGGCACCCTGGGGGGTGTGATGGGCGTCGGGTTTGCGTTGGGGCTAGGCATTGGTCGGGCTGATAATCAACTCGGCCCCCATGATGGCCACTTTGACCGGGTCAGTCATGGACAGCTCATAGACGCGGTCTCGCAGCTTGAGCGTCATGCCCAACCGCCGCCAAAACGTTCGGTGGCCATACGCACCAATTCTGCCAAGTGGTGACCAATGCTCATTTGACCAAGTGTGGCCGCCGTCATCTGACCAACGCAGCATGGCTTCGGGGTCGTAGCCTGGTGCAGCAGGGTATGAATTGGTGACAATTTCATAGCCCGTAATGTCAGTATCTGATAGCTCGTATTGCCCAATCGGTTCACTACCAGCGCCGACTTCAGTAGTTAATATGTCGCCTGATTGAGTAGCCAAATATGTTTGCACATATTGAGCTACAAGATTTAACCCCGACTCGGTGTCTATGTTTTCGCTGTCGTATGCAGGGTATAGGTTTAACCCAACGCCGGTCTCACAGTCTAATTGCAAGCTGTGATGGGCCGTGCGTTTGAGGTTATTTTGCCCCGTGGGCAGCGCCCGCCAGGTGCGCAACCATTTCTGAATCTCGCCGTTGTCGGCGTACACGTCAAGGTCAAAAGCGTAAATGTTGCCATTATCAAAGTCGCCAACAACAATTTTGTTGTTAAACGCCATCTGGCAATTGCTACGGTGCCGGGTAAATTCACCCTCAGCAAAGCCCGCCCGCTCATGCCAAGCCTGGGTGGCCGCGTCGTACACCCAGGTGGTGTTGGCTGTGGGGAAGATTAGCACGTAAAAGCTGTGGCCATCCTGTTGATACGTGTACGCAATGGCGTCCGACATATCGCTGTACTGCTGGATTTGCCATTCAACCGCATGGGTCGAGATGCGCTGGCCTTGGTATCCGTTGGCTCGGTAGACAATACCCTGGCCCCGACGATCCCGGCCCAGCCAGAACAGACCGTTGTCCATCTTGGCAACCGAATAGGGAGCAGCGCAACCAAGCTCGTTGAACGCGCCTTGGATGCGTTGCAAGGGGAAGTCTGTGGCGCCTGAGTCGTACCAGACTTCAATGGAGTTTGTGCCAAAGGCCCAGACCTCACGAAAGTTGGATGCTACGGCCACCAGACCATCGGGCGAGCCCTCAGTGCTGGCAAACTCAAGCGGGTCAATGGACGTGCCGTCTAAAAGCGCCGTAACCCACAGCTTTTGGCTATTGGGTTCGTTGAACACAAAGTAACCATCTAGATAGCAGACCGTCACCGCGCCGGGAAAATCAGGGTCAGTGATCTGGCCAAAGGCATTGGTGTTGTTGTTGTATATGTAGCTGGGGCCGTTGGCCGCGATGAACAGTTGCGTGCCGTTGTCGGCCATGCTAACCGGCCCAGTGCCGGCCACGGTGCCAATCAGTGTGGGTGCGTAGGTGTTGTTAATCTTAAAAAGCTGGGTGCCTGACACCACAAACCCTATCCCGTCATTGGGTGAGAACGCCCACAACCCACGAACCGGGCCGTCACCCACCGTTGACAAAAGCGCCAACCCTGGGCAGCGCTGCAAGAATGCAGGCTCTTTACCGCCCTCGGGGATGACTTCTGGAAACAGATTGACCATGCGAGCATCCGCAGCATTGACGCTGCGGGTCACATAAGTCGAACCAAGGATGGGCGTTTTCATGTTAAACGTAACTTGGATACCATTTGGTTGTTGTAGCGTCGTAAGTCATTGTTAATGCCTTACTAACCACCGCTGTGCCCGCAAGAGCAATATTTCCTGCTGTTGTCCAGGTAAATATGCCCGTTGGAATTAACGTAATTGCGCCGCCGCTAGCAGAAATTGGCGCGGCTGCTGTGATAGTCACTACTGCCGTTGTTCCCGAAATAAAAGTAATTTGTTTGGTTGGCGCAATTGTTGTTGCGCTTGCAATTGTTGGCGCAGCGGCGTTTGTCGCGTTAAAACTGCTTAATACAAGACTTGTGCCTGTAGCGGCGCCAATTGCCGGGGTAGTCAATACCATTCCTGTACTGGTACAAGCACTGATGTTGCCGCTGGCAACTGTTCCTAGCACAGGCGCGGTCAACACCATGCCTGTGCTTGTACAAGCGCTGATGTTGCCGCTGGCAACAGTGCCCAGCGCAGGCGCGACTAGTGTTGCGTTGGTAAACAGCAATGCGTTGGTGACCTGTTTAGTTGTGCCGCCTTGCACAATTGGCAAGACATCACCAACGGCAGCAGCAGTTGCGACGGGGAGGGAGGTGATTGCAATGGTGGCCATGTTAGTAGTTTCCTGCGTAAATGTTAAAACGTTGACGGGTGGCGATTAGCGAATACGGCATTGACATGATGTCATCTGGGTTGTTGATGCGCTTCAAGTTGCGCTTGCTGGTCATGGCAATGCGCTGCACCTGGGGGCTGGGCTCGACGCCAAACTCAGGCGCAAATTCCATGGCCAAGTTGTACACAAAAGCCCGTAGATACCCAGGCGGAAACAAAATGTCGGTTGCCAAATTGGCAGGCTGACTTAGCTCTTGCACGCTGACAAAGTGGAACTCAAGCAGACGTGTGGGGCGTGGGTAGATGTTGATCGTAACGTTTGGGTAAGTCATGTTGACGAACATGACTTGGGGGAATGTTGAGGTCACGGTCTTGACCGCGATGCCGTTGTACTGTTGCTGATTGATCAGCTTGAGGCCATACGACACCCCCGTGCCGGGGTCTTTGAAGTAGGTGGCGTCGTCCACCAAAATGGGCCGTATAGCGGTGCCGTTTAGGCGCACCAAAGAGCCGGTGGGGCCAAGGGTCTCTTCAATTGAGCCAACCGGCCAATTGACAATCTGGTCGATGGTACAGAAAACAGACAGACGCTCGGTGTTCCAAGAATCAATCATCTGGTTGAGCGCCATCAAGGCGTCTTGAGACACCGATGCAGAAGGGGTTTCACCTTCGGCCAGCACACCCAGCAGCCGCAGCGCCCGGTTGATCTGATCGGCAGCGGTGTAGGTCGCCATATTTACGCTCCTTGTTCGACCGCCTCAACAGCCGGGCGGCCACGTCTACGTTTTACTTCCTGTGGAGCCGCCTCTGCAACAGCATCAGGCGTGTCAAGAGTATAGCGTGTCCAGCCATTTCTTTCATCGTTCTCGGCTTCAAGTTCCATCGATGCAATCTTTGCGCCGTGGACAGGGTGAGACATGTAAATGATAGGCATTATTCTTCCGTGGGTGTTGGTTCTGGCTCATCCAATCTACGAGCAAGCATTTGATAGGCGTTCAAAACCGCTTGAGCTTGAGTCAGAAAAACTTGCGCCTTTCCAATCTCTTGCTCAAGCGATTGAATTTCCCCGATGAGAAACTCTTTGGTAATTACCATTAGGCAACCGTGCTGACCATAATGTAGTAGGTCGTGCCGCCGCTGACCACAGGGATGCAATGGCTGACCACGGGCGATCCCACCTTAGCGCGGAACACGCCAGTTGCACTGACCGCAGGCATCAGAGCAAAGTTGCCCACTTCGCCCGTGCCCGAGTTGGTCACGCGCAAAAAGGACGCATTGCTCCAGGTGCCGCCAGAGGCAAAGTCAGAATCCAATTGCAAAGCCGCCAAGGTGCCGCCGGGGTTGGTAGACGAGCCACCAATGGTTGCACGAATGGCGTTGGCCGCGCCGCTGATAGTGCCGCCAGTGTTGACCGAGGTGCTGATGTGCGCGCCGTTGATCGTTCCGGCAGTTGCGGCAGCAACGCCAGTTACCACCGAAAACGCACGAAGCGTTTCGCCAGAACCTGTGCTTGTAAAAGTCAGCTTGTTGTAATTCAAACGGGTGTCACCCGACGTTGCCGAAGTGGTGGCATACGCGCCGTTGAGGACGCCAGCAGAAGTGATTGCAATCGGAGCGTTAGCTTCGCCAACTTGGAACGAATCCAGTTGGGGGTCGGCGTATGCAACGCCAATAGGTTTGTTATTTGCCATGATTAAATTCCTTTATCAGTTCCAAAAGGGAAAAATGGGGGTTGTTTAGACCCCCATTTAAGTTAGCCCGCAATGCGGTACAAAGTCCACGAACCATCACCAGTTTTACGTGCGCGGAACAAGGCGCCGGTGTTTTCCAACACCACCATGTTACCGAGCAATGTCCAACCAGTGGCGGTAGCCAAGGTGCACTGATAGGCAGTGTCGTCAACGGCGACTGCAAAATCAAATGCAGCGTTGACTTTCTGGGCGCTGCTGATTGCGAGCTCCAGATCGGCAACGGTAGGCAGCGTCACAACGGTGTCAGCCGAAGTGTTGCTGGTAATCAACCCGACGGCCATTTGAGCGCCGGTCAGGGTTGCGGTTGTTGCGGTAATCGCAGTGGGAGCGCCTTGAACCAACAACAGCGCTTCAGCAATATTGCCTGCGCCGACTTGATAGCCACTAGTACCATTAGGGAGAGCCATGATAAATTTCCTTGAAAAAGATGTTACGAAGAAAGGGGCCGAAGCCCCGTTTCAGATCAACCCCAAATGCGGCAGGCCATCTGAGGACGAATGGTGGAGAAGCCATACAACACGTCGATACGGCAAGGCATACGGTCGTTGTTGATGTCGTACTGGCGAACCACACGCAAGCTGATGCCATTGTGGACGGCACGCGCGGCCATGTCGACGCCCTGGGGCAGCAACAAGTCAGCGGTGGCGAACGTGATGGCGTCCTTGTGGTATACCAAGTTCTGGGGGTACTGAGTTGAAGCAGCACCCACAAACACCACGGCCTTAGCGTTAGCTGGCAAAGTCAGCATGGTCGCCAAAGCATGGCTGGCCGAGTACATCGGCGCCACGGTCACGGTAGCAGTGGTGGTGGCTGTCGTTGACGCCAAAGCCACGAACTGGAACAGCGAGCCGGTGGACTCACGGGTCTGTGGGTTCACAGCAAAGCAGTCAGCAATCGTGAACACGTCACCAACGGCGATGGTTTCACCAGTACCAACAGTCAGCGTCAGCGTAACAGAACCTTCAGCGGTCACGGCGGCAGCAGTGACGGTGCCGGTAGCGGCGCGGGTGCCAGTAGAGTGCTGCTTGATCGACTGAGACATGTTGATCTCGTCAAAGCCCAACACGCCCATGCCCATCATGCCGTTCTTGAATTGGCGGCTGATGGTATCGGTGGGGTTGAACAGACCTTTCATGCCTTCGACCAAACCAGCGTTAGCGGCGGGGTTGACGGTGGCATAACGGGGGCTCATCACAGCGGCGTTCTCGTTCAGCTTCTGCTGGGCTTGCAACAGCACCAAAGAAGTCGAAGGAGTGGTGCCAGGAGTGCCCACGGTGTTACCGATGCTCTTGTAAGCATTGGCAACGTCAGCGTCGATGGAACTGGCCAACTGGCTGATACGAGGCTTCAACACACGCTATGCGAAGTCATCCAATTGCCTGGTCAATTCAGCAGATGTGAAGTTGACACCAATGTGCTTTTGGCTGGCCACGGTCAAGGTGGTGAACTGCTCGTTGTCGTCTTGAACTTGCAAGGCGGCGCCGTCGGTCACCAAAGCGCGATCCGGCAGGCGAATACGCAGGGTCGAACCAATCTTGGCACCTTCAACAGCAAAGCTGTCGTCGTACTGACGGTTCACGTTACGGGTCAACACAAGGTTGTTTTCGAGAATCTCAAGCGCTTTGCGCGTGATCATGTCGATGGTTAAGATACTGTTAGCCATGAAAAAAGTCCTTTAAAAATTTAGCGGGTTGCCTGCATCTTTTTCAACTGTCGGGCTCGTTCGGCATCAATCCACTCTGAGGCGCTCATGGTCTTGGTAGACCGTGGGTCAGTCGTGTCATAAGCCGGCGCTCCAGAGGAGCGAGCCGTCACAGGCGAAATCGGTGCTGGCGCAGACGTTGTTTTCTTCACTGGTGGATCGCTGGCCAATTTGGCTTCAATCCGTCCAATTTCCTTGGCTTGCAAGATAGGTGCAAGACGGGAGATTCGATCTGCTTCCTTGGGGTTCGCACCGAGGTAGTAAGCTACTTCAGGGCCAACGTCCGAGGCTTGAATCGACTGAGCCATCACGGTCGTGATTGGGAGTTTCGGGTTGTACGCGACTTGTTCAAAATCATCGTATTTGTTCCGAGCTTCTTCTTCCTTTTCGTGGTAGGTCTCAAGAATTTCAGATTGCTGCCGGGCATGTTCACGCTGGGCAAGCAGCTCTTCAGCCTTTTTGTAAGCCAATGCGTCTGCATAGGCTTCGGGGCTTTCAAACTGATCAACCGGCGGGATGTCTGCTGGCGCTCTCAATGCCTGCGTTTCCGCTTGCCTTTGAGTCTGCTCTCTTTCCCACTTACGCTGTTCTCTCGCAAGCCGCTTACCGATGGCTGCATCCAGTTCTTCTTGGGTAAAAACCCTTGAAGGTTCTTTTTGCTCATCAGCGACTACCGGCGCATTTTCTACAGTCTCAGGAGTGGCCGTCACTTCCGTTGCTGGCGCGGAGTCAACTTCCGCTAGGTTTTGTTGGACTTCTTCAGTCATTTCAATGAATCCTAAGATTCCCCGGTGAACCTCACCGGTAAGGTTTTGTCAGCATTATGCTGGAATTCTTTTCAGTTAGCAATCTACTGCGTTAGCAAATTCTGGCAGCGTTTTTAAATGCGCGTAAACTTGTTTACCCAGAATAATTGCCATGTGATGCACCCAAATAAGTCATAATTCCATAAGCTATTTCATCGCCGCCACCTGCACCCCAATCTGCCGTTGTGGTCACATTTAAACGAACAAATGCGGGTGGATTAGCTTTGTTTAACGTGCCCCCACCGCTAGAATTCAACACAGTCACAGAATTGACCGTGAATTGATTTAAGCCGACTAATGTGTTGCTGGTTGCGCCATAGATCACGCCGTAAGTATCAGCGCCAGCAACAAAATAAGTCAAATAAATTTCTTGTGTGTATATTTCTTGATTTGTCCCGGCAAATGTAGTGTGAAAAAAATGCAGCTTGTATGCTGACGCAATTGAATTTCTACCAAGTGCTGGGTTTGAATCCAATCCCGTGCCAAGCCCAAGATCAAAATCGTATGTACTACTAGCTTGTATTGCGGCCTGTCGCCACCCGTTTGGAAATTGCGCTCGGAACGTTCCATATTGAATGTCATGGATAACATAGTCTACTAGATTGCGATAACTACCACTTGACCAACCCCCAGGCGTAATATTTTGAATGTTAAATCCGCGTGCAATGGTTAAATCTTCGGCATAAATTAAACCATCGCGGCGATAATCAGGGCCAGCGCTGGTTGTTTCCCAACCGCCTGTATCAATATGCCAAGATTCATAAACGTTAATGGCCCCCGCCGTATATTTTAAAAACATTGGGTTTGGATTGGTGTCAAATCCATTGTTAATGGATTTTTGACGTTGAGAATCAAAATTGCAATTGGCCCAACGAATGCCAGATATTTTTGACCCTGCGCCGATTCCACCACTAACTGCGTACACCGCTGCGCCATTGTTGCTCAACAAGCTAACGCCACGACATTCGCACATTTCAAAAAGTGTTTCGTTGATGAATGACCCGTTTGCACCTGATAATTCAAGATAAAAAGCACTTGCGCCCACATCATCACATTCAATGGTAAATATTCCGTTTTCTACCCATGCATAATCGCTACAAATGATAGAAAACCCATGTCTACCAGTATTGCGAATAAAAACATTTCTGACAATTGGATGATCGCCTATTTGCAAACAAATGCCATCTCTGCCAACGCCATTTAAATTAATGCTTAAATTTTCGACTTGTGTTGGGCGATAACCAGCCCCAACCATTATGATTCCATCAGCAGTTGCACCAAGCCCAACAAAATTAAACGTAGGCATTCCAACACCAACAATTCTTGCACCTTTATTTGCAAGACCAAGTAACAATGTGGTTGTGATTTTGTAAGTACCTGAAGGCACAATTACAACTCCATCGTCTGTAACTGAATCAATAGCCGCTTGTATAGCAGTTGTGCTATCTGCAACGCCTGTTAGGTCTGCACCAAAGTCTAAAATATTTACGGGCGCACCCGTAATCATGGAATAAGAAACTTTCGTAAGCGACATTATTTATTCTCCAATGCCGTTAGTCGGGTTGTTAATGATTCTATAAGTGCTTGCTGTTCTTGAATACACTTCATTAGTGCATATTGCAAGTCAGTTTGGTAAATTTCTAAACGCATTTTTGGTTCTTCTTTAGAACCCCAATTGCCTTCAGTTACTAATTCGGGTGCAACCGCTTGCACATCTTGAGCAACTACACCCAACGTCAAGCCAGCATCTTCTTCAAGGTTTTGGTCGATGTAATTGAATGTCTGAACAGGTATGGCGCAAATTTTGTCAAGATATGAACCTGCTGGTGCAAAGTTTGTTTTTTCTCTGCGGTCAGAAAGAATTACGTTATTTGCAGCGTAATTTGCAATGCCCCCATTGGAACGAACTTCCATTTTTAAGCCAACAGTATCATCACAATAAAGATATTGTGAGGCTGTGTCATTTGGTGCGCCACCTGTATAGCTTATAGCTATGCCATATGGTGCGTCCCCAAAAGGCACTGGTACAACACTATTTTGCAATACTAAAACCTGTCCAGCAGTAGATTTCAAAACCCCAACTTTTCCTGAACCTAATAGACTCGTAGTCCCCACGAGCAAGTTACCGCTAACAGCCGCAGTACCAACTACGTCAAGTTTCACTGCTGGTGATGCTGTGCCTACCCCAACACGACTATTTGTTGCATCGGTATAAAACAAATTTGCATCTGTATCGCCTTCAATACGCACGTTAAAGACTGCACCAATCTCGTTAATCACAAGATTGGTCGTGCCAATAATCATCTTTTCAGTCAATGCACCAGCAGTTGCAGTCTCAAAGTGAAGCTGTCCCTGTTCAGCAGTGGAAGTTGGACTGAGAATAGATGCGTGAATTAAACCATACGCTTGCTTGTTGCCTGCTGAATCTTCACCGTTAAATTCAATTTCGCCAAGGGTATCAGATGCCGCTGGGCTTGCTGAGTCGCGGTATAACTCAAGTATTGGTGCGGCTGCTGCGCCTGCATCCGTAGATGTCAAGGTCATGGCCAAAGCGTCAAAAGATCGACCGGCAGTTAAATTAGCAACTGAAACTTGTTTAGTAGTGCTAGATTGAACAATAGGTAAAACTTCGGTTCCCGCCAGCGGGACGGTGGATGCGGGTAACGCTGAGATTTTGGTATCGGCCATGATGATTCCTTAATTGAACATAACTTCAATGGATGAAGTATACGGCGGTGCTGTTGAAAATGTTAGCGTTGTGCCTGAAACGGTATATGTATTCTTTTGCTGATACACACCATTAATGTACACAGATGTAAAATTTTCACCCAAGGATGCGGAACTTAGCGTAAATACAATTTGTGAGCCTGTGCCAGTAAAGTTTTGAACTTGAAATTCCGCAGCGCCGACGCCAGAAATGTTGTCGTAAGTTGCAATCAATACATTTGCGGATGTATACAAAGCAAATTTATACGGCGATGCCAACAACCATATTTCGCCGCCGGGCACGCGCCCTGCGGAATCTAAAATAATTGGGTTGGTATGCGCCGTGTTGCCGCTAGAAGACGTATAACTTGTTTTTGGTGTGGTTGTGCCTGCTGCGTAGGTATACAGCTTGCCACCAGACAAAATTACACCGCTGTTAGTAAAAAACTGGGCCGCAGCGCCGCCCACAGGGGAGAGAAAGACGGCCATTTATGTCACTCCAAAAGAATTAAGCCACCGTCCTCTTGGACGAGATTGTCATTGTTTTCGCACAACAAATTGCCGATAATGATCTCGGCATGCTTTCCAGAAACCAGCGTGGCAATACCGCCAAGACCAATGGCTACTGCGTTGCGAAGAGCGACACCAAAGCTCATTGCTTGTTAATCGGTTTGCAATAGATCGCGCCGTCATCCGCAATGCGAATGGCACTTACGCGGAAAGGCGCGCCGGTGCCCATTGGCAAGTAGAACGGAATCGGGGTATACGCAGGGATCGGAGTGCTGCCAGTGGTGGCCACAGCACCAGGGCCAATTTCTACATAGCAAGGGGTCGTAGACCAGACCACCACGCCTTCAGGGCCAGAACCCCAATCAGCAGTATTGCCCGCAGAACCGCTGTAAGACGCGGTGCGGCCAGGAAAACCAGTTTGTGATAGTGGATTCAGAAGTTCCATGATGCGTCCTTATGCCAAAAAGCGGAGTTTGTACAGAGTGCGAAGATAAATCTCAATGATGTTGTCAATGAGCTGCTGCAAAGATGAATCGGATTGGTCAGCCACTTCATACCGGCAATCTTCAATTTCTTTTAGTGAGTCTTCCAAAAACTCAATGATGTTAGCCGTCTTCTTTGCCGACTGCAAAGTAATTGGCCCCATCAAACCATGCCGGCCTTGATAGGCTTCCGCAAAGTCATCAGCCGCGCCAATGATTCGGTCATAGAAGATGTTGAGCGCCACATGTTTGCTGTAACTGCGGGTGTTCAGATGCACTGAATGCGCTACATCCCGCGCCAAAAACAATAGACCTAGAAAATCGCACGCTTTCATTGTGGCATCCCTTGTTGTTCAGGCATCATCTCAGGCATCATTTCATTCTGTTCCCGGCCAGGCATTTCGCTGACCAGATCGCCAGACGTGATCATGCCATGCACCGTGCCCAAGACTATATCTTGAATTTGCTCAGGGCTCATGCTGGCCTGCACTTGGGCCAAACGCTTGGTTTCAGCATCATAGCCTTTGACCATTGCCTCAAAGTCCTTGCGCTCTTGCTCTTGCACCTCGATAGACTTGCCCACGTTTCGGATCATCTGGTGCATCTGCTCCATCTCTTGGCCCATGGCCTGCATCTGCTGCTGTGCAGCTTGCAGTGCCGGGTTGTCATCGCCATCAGACATGAACTTGGGATCAATGGTTTTGGCAAAACGCTTGGACATCTCCTGGGCGCCAGGCCAATCCATGTTCTTGACAAACAGGTCACCGGCCACAGCCCACAGTTGAGGGTTCCCTTGCAACAGTTGTGCCATTGCTTCCAGGGCTTCTTGACGTTTGGTCGCGTAGCCTGGGCCAGTGATTGCCACCACGTCGTACTTGCCGACTCCTGGGTTGTAGATTTTTTCAATCACAATTCCACGCTCATCCATAATCTTGTTGACCGGCTGCTGTTGTTCCGGGTTGATCTTGATCATCTTGGTCTCGCCATCTTCACCGATGATGCGAGCGATGCGCTGGGTGTCGTAAATCTTGGGGATCAAGTCCACCAGTTGGCGGGCCACATGGCGCACGCCACGGGCCAGGTTGTCGCCGTAGTGATATGTGCCCACATCGCCTTCGCGCTGGCGCGCAAGAATGGCTTTGCCGCTGCGTTCGTTGGAGCCCATGCCCAAAGATGCGTTGTACTGACCTGTGGTGCTCTTGATGTCTTCAGACGCCCCTGCCTTGGCTTGCAAAAGACCGCTGGAAGCCATTGGCGGCTGGGCCCGCTGGGGTAATGGCAAAATAGCGCCTTGGCCGTCTGTGACGTCTGGATTGACCTCTAAATACGGCCAGTTCTGGGTATTGGCGGTCTTCCATTGCTGTTCGTAGCCTTCAAACTGGCCACCGTAGCCAATAAACGGGGCTTTGGGCGCCAAAGCAAGCATCTCGGCCTCTTGTGACACCCAGTAGTTGTACATGCGCTGGGCATCTTTGGCGTTGCGCACCAAACCCGACACATACAAACGACCGTCAACTTCAAATTCGTTGCCCACAATGCGAATCACGGGGATGTACTTGCCCGCCCACTCGCGTTCTTCAAGGATTTCGTACCCGTTGATTTTGCAATATTTGACCTTTGGACGGTCAGACTCGCGTGACTTCTTGGGCTTGCCGTAGATCGCCCGCAGTTGCTTGTCTTCGGGCGTACCCTCAAACGCTGTGGCGTTGCCGGGGTACAGGTTCAGTGTCGTGCGGTCAAAGTCGATGTAGTAGTAATCCGCAATGCGGATCGTGTCTTCATTGAGCCAGTTGCTGATCGACTGATCGCCCACACCCAGCGATTGCAAGGTGGTGATGGGCGAGGCGTCTGGGTACATCCGCTCAAACTCGGCTTTGGTTACATCTTCAGTGACAAAGCACCATTTAGCGTCCGCGCCGGTTGGGTCTTGAATGGTTGGATCCATGTAGACCGAAAAAGAATTGCGAACACGGCCAATCTTAATATCTTGGTCAAACGTGTTGTCTTCGCAGTACTCGGTCAGCAGGCGAAGGTAACCTTCGCCGTAAGAAACTTGGTTTTCGCAGGCAGTGTCATAGGCCACATCGGCGTCGCTGATGTACTCAATGTGCCGAATCATGCCATTGAAAATGTCGGCCACTTCCACGTCGGCGTTGTCGTCCACCGGGATGACCTTGGCCCCAGGCCGGTTCTGGCGCTGGTCGTTGGTGACCTGGCGCACATGCTGGGGCAGCTTGTTGATCGTCAGACACGGGCGGGCGTTGATCGTTTGACCTTGCACCGCGCCACGGGTGGCCAGCACATCGGCGGGCCACTGCCAGTGGTTGTCAGGCGAACCGGCATAACAGCGCAGGTCGTCGATCTCATCTTCGCGGCTTTCGGCAAGCGCGGACACCGCCAGATCAAGCCTGGCACGGGCTGTGGCCAAGATGTCAGACGCGCTTTTCTTTGGTTTACCGCCTTCGGCCACTGCGCCAGCAGCCGCAATGCCTGTGAAGTCTGCCATTATTTGATCTTGCTAAGGACTTTGTTCACCGTCGCCTTGACATTGTTGCCCGATGGAATCGTGGCATGGCAGTTGGCAGTGGGTGAATAAGTCTCTTTGTTGCGTGCTGGCATGCCAGCGCCCGACATTTTGGGTTCGCGGCTGTTCAGTTTGGCAATGGGGGCAAGCGTCTTCATTTCTTTCCTTTCGGGGCTGCACGTTTGACTGCATACGCAATGGCCACGGCCTGCTTGACGGGCTTGCCCGCCTTGACCTCGGCCTTGACGTTTTTGCGGAATGCTTCGGGGGATTTGGATTTGACAAGCGGCATGTTACTTCTTCTTTGCAGTTTTGGCCGATTCTTTGAAAGCCTTGGCAGTTGGGGCACCAGGCGAGCCAGGTTTCCTCATCTTCTCTTTAGAGCCAGCGGCGATACGTGCCTGTTTTGCGTGAATGTTGGCATACAAGCCGGGTTTAGTAGCCATATTAACACTTCCATCGTTTGAGTGACGCCTTGGCGCGTTCAGCATCGCCTTTGGCATGCTTGACTACGCCTTCCATGCGGGCGCAAAAACTGGCTTTGCGGCCAGCATCTGCTTTGGTCTTGGGGCTGGGCGCTGGCGCCTTGAGGTTAGAGCCTGTAGCGGCGTTGTACTTAGCGCGGCCCTTCTCAGTCAGACCAGCGCCTTTAGACACCGGCAACTTTTCGCCGCGACCGACACTGAGGGATACCTTCTTCATGCGCCCATCCATCCTGTAGATACTGCGCTACCGTAGCTTCTGGCGGTGCGCTTGGGTTCGACATATTCACGATGTGCTACTGGAAAGGCAAACGTGACGCAGATGGCGTCAGCAGCGTCGGGTGAGGCAAGACCGCGAGCTTTCATTTCCTTTTTGCTTTCCAAGAAGATTGTTCCCCGTGAATCAGGCTTCATCATAGGCGAAATCAAGTCCGTCTTCAAGAACCTGTCGCTAGGGATACTAGCAGATTTCAGCCATTCTCGCATATCTCCCCACATCTGCGCGCGCATATTACCGTACATGATCGGGTTTTTGGCCTTATTTCCAAAGTTTATGCCCTTGACCTTGTACCGCTGCTCTTTTAATCGATCGACAATACCCGCGCCCAGCCCGCCTTCGTCAATCACAACCAGCGCCGGCTTGAATTCTTCAATTGCTTCGATCACATACCCCACCACCGTCATGGTGTCGTCGCCCCTGTGGCGCATGATCTTGACAATATCCCGCCCTTGACGCACGGCAATCACCGTGGCGTCCGCTCCAAACCGCGCCGGGTCTACGCCGATCACGATTGGGGCGCTGGCGTCCTTGTACTTGGGCCGGGCCATGGCGTCGTCCACAATATCAGCCCCGATGAACTGGTCATCCCCCGCACTGGGGAACATGCCGTAGACCTCAACGTGCGCCTGGGATGAGTCAGGCCCATATTCGTCAATAATTCGGTTGTAGACCGCCTTGTCGGTGCCCTCGACCGTTCTGGCGTCCACAATTCGGGTGCGCCAAAACGCCCGTTTGGAGTTAAAAGCCTCGTAAAAGTACCCGGTGTTGCGTCGTGGGTTACTGAAGGCCAACCAAAAGCGGTTTGGCGTGTTTTCTGTGAAAAAACCGCCGGTCACCGCCCAGATCGAGTCGTCAATACCTGACGCTTCGTCAAAAACCACCAGCACACCATCAAAGTTGTGCACGCCAGCGTAGGCGTCGGGGTTCTCCGCTGACCACAACCGCCCTTCCACGCCCCAGTACCGGGTGCCTTTCTTCAAATCCCGCTCAACCAGTTCAGTTAACCACTTGGCCGGCATGACGCGGGTCGCCGACACTTCAAACCAGTGCGAGTTGATGGCCATCGCCAGCCATTTGGTGATCTCGGCCCAAGTGATTGAGCGGAGTTGGCTCTCGGAGTTGGCCGATATGATGGTCGTAGATCCAATCCTGGTGGCCAGCATCCAAATCGTGATCCAACTGACCAACGCCGACTTGCCAATACCCCGGCCAGATGAGATGGCTTCTTGCAGCACATCAAAGTCTGCTTTGCCTTGGTTCAGTTTGATGTGCTCGGCAATGTCTAGCAGCACCTCGCGCTGCCATTTACGCGGGCCAGTGAAGTGTTCCAGCGGCGTGCCCTTAACGCCCCAGGGAAAAGCAAACATCACAAACGCTAAAGGGTTGTCCTTGATCGCCGGGCTCCACAGCCGGGCCATCAGCTCTTGTTCGTCTTCAGCGCTGTACTTGGTGCTCTGCATGCGTGGGTAACTCTAATTTAGGGCTGGGTGCGTGGGCGATAACGTCGATGACTCTGGACTCAGCGTCGCGCAGCGCCTGGGTGACTGAGATGCGCTGATCGACATCAATAGTGATAGATTGCTTGGCCACCCAACCGTGGACGTTCTGGAGTATGGCCAACGCCGCTTTGGAGTCGCCTTCGCGCGCTGCCTTGTGCAGGCACTGAGACATTTCCATCTCAGCGTCTGCTTTGCCTTTTTGCGCGGCCATCTCCGCGATGGGGTCAAGCTGCACCAGTTGCCGGTACTCGGCGGGCAGCATGCCGGAGGCCAACGCCAACGAGTCGCCTTTCAGCCCCAGCTTGGCAGCTTCGTAGATGCGGGTTAAGCGCGCCTCAGTCGCTTCGACCTTGCGCGGTGCAAAAGGTAGGCTTTCAAACATGGGCTGAATATAACAAAAATTTTTAAAAATGAACGGTGTGGGCAATGTGGGCAATAAAAAATTTTGTTTGTGGCCCCTCCGCTGCCGTGACCTTCGGCGCTCGGCCCTACCCGGGGGCCCTCAAGCAAACGGCAAACGGCCACCGGCCATGAAGCTTACAAACCTTACAATACTTACAGTGTAGTACTTTGGTGGGGGGCAATGTGGGCAGTGCCCACACTACCCGCAGGCTCGCTGGCCGGTGCCATCGCGCACCAGGTAGCGCACCAGGTAGCGCACCAGGTAGCGCACCAGGTGGGCATTTGTGGACAATGTGGACAATGTACCCACGCATTTTTAATCGCTGCCCAAACGGGGGGTTGTGAGCATTCGTGAGCCATACACCTACTGTATAGCTATATAGTATTACAAAAATAAGTATCATCTAGCGTATCATTTAAAGTAGTCCACATTGTCCACAATTACCGGTTTTCACTCTCAACCCCGGTCGATCGCACGTTGTCCACAATGAGCCCAAACGCGCCCACAATCGCGCCCACACCAATAACCCCACACAATTGAAGGTCTAAAAATGTGGGCAATTGACAAGTGCAAGGCAATGCCTTACACTATCTTCACTGGCTTGATTTTGAGCCAGCAACTACAGTACAGAAAGCCCGCAAAATGAAGTTCACACACAATGAGTTTGCCCACATTGAGCGCACCGTCAGCAAGTTTGACACTATCGCCCGCGTCATGCTCGCATCTGATTCCACCGTTGTCGCTGACGTGCGCGCGCTGGCTTACATCGTGGCTGAGCTGCGCACCATCGCCGGGCTGATGGCCGACGAAGACCGATCGACGCAGCAAGCTGGCGTTGGCCGCATGTTCAATCTTTTTGCCAACATGCCAAAGTAAATTCAACCGCGCGGCCATTGGCCGCGCTCAATTCAATCAAGTCAACTAAACGAAGGGTTCACCATGCAAGTTCACATCACAATGAAGTCCGCCAACGCTAAAACCGGGCCGATCCCGGTATCCACCACTGAGCGCGCCAGCTGCCCGCCAGACTGCGCGATGCGCGCTGAATGCTACGCGGCCAGCGGGCCGCTGGCGCTGCATTGGGCAGCTGTGAGCGCGGGCACGCGTGGCACGTCATGGGGTGAATTTTGCGAAACCATCAGCGCGCTGCCTGACGGCCAGCTCTGGCGCCACAATCAAGCTGGTGATCTACCCACGGCCGATGGCACGGTTGACGCAGTTAAGCTTGGTCAGCTGGTGGCCGCCAACGCGGGCAAACGCGGTTTTACGTATTCGCACCATCGCGATGCGGCCAGCATCGCATGGATACGCCACGCCAACGCGTGGGGTTTCACTGTCAATCTGAGCGCGAATGATCTTGCTGACGCTGACGCGCTGGCCGATCATCAAGCCGGGCCGGTGGTGGTGGTTTTACCATCAACGCAAACCACTAACACCACCACGCCAGCGGGCCGGCCGGTGGTTATCTGCCCGGCCACACAGCGCGATGATGTGAGCTGTGCCACGTGCCAGCTGTGCCAGCGCCAGCGCGCGGCCATTGTGGGTTTCCCGGCCCATGGCTCGCGCCACCGGGTGATTAATCTGCGTCTGGCCAGCGTTTGACCTAATGCGGCCGTCACTGGCCGCATTGGGGCGCGCGTTGCGTCAATCAACTAATCGAAGGGTAATCTATGAAAACACTAAAATTTAACGTGGGCGACCGGGTGGCATTTGCGCGCCACGTGGTCAAGCGCTTGGGGCACGATAAGCACGTGGCCGATGCGCGCGGCCACGTAGTGGCCATCGATGGGCCGGTGGTGGCCGTTGATTTTGCGGGCACGTGGGCGCCCCATG